CAACAGTTCAATTAAATTGGTGATTGGCACTGGGTCTACAACCGGAACTTGGGCGCACTACATCCATTGGCAGCCGTTACAAGATGGCGCAATTGTTACACCGGCTTTCTAATCATGGCTAAGAGTGCAGCATGGCAACGCAAGGAAGGCAAGAACCCCAATGGTGGCTTGAACGCCAAGGGGCGAGCCTCAGCCAAAAAGCAAGGGATGAATCTAAAACCTCCCCAGCCGGAAGGCGGCTCACGGCGCGACTCCTTTTGTGCAAGGATGGAAGGGATGAAAAAGAAGTTGACATCCGCCAAAACCGCCAAAGACCCAGACTCACGCATAAACAAGAGCCTACGGGCATGGAATTGCTGATATGACTGAACACGACGAAACAGTTAAGTACGTTATTGATGGGGTATCCTTCCTCACTGTGGTAGGTACTTTGGCTGAAATGCTTCCAGCGGTTGCTGCAATTTTTACGATTGTGTGGACGGCTATCCGCATTTGGGAAACCAAAACAGTACAGGGATGGTTAGGCAACAAGAAAGCTAAAGATGCCGTCAACAAGTAAAAAGCAACATAATTTCATGGCAGCGGTGGCCCACAATCCATCATTTGCTAAGAAGGTAGGAGTTCCACAATCCGTGGGCAAAGAGTTCAACAGTGCCGATAAAGGCAAAACTTTTAAACAAGGTGGCGATATGAAAAAAATGTCAATGGGCGGTTCCGCTAAAGCTTCTTCTATGGGCGCTGTAAAAACTGCAGCTCCTAGCCGTGATGGTATTGCTTCTAAAGGCAAGACCAAAGGTACTATGGTCAAGATGGCTGGCAATTCAATCGGTACTGGCCCCGCTATGAAAAAAGGCGGCATGGCTAAGAAGAAGATGGCTTACGGCGGCAAGTGCTAAATCATGGCTGATCCTGTCTACACTGCAAAGATGGGCAAACCGCCAATGGATCCTGAGGGCGCTCCTTCTATGAAAGAGAAGCCTGAAGCCAAAAAGCCAGAACCTAAAAAGTCTGCGCCAAAGGACTCAGTCTTCCGTGAAGGCATGCCTGTACCTCAGGATATTGACGGCGCGTCGGTTAAAAAGATGGCTAAGGGCGGCTCAGCTTCTTCTCGTGCTGATGGTATTGCTCAGCGTGGTAAGACACGCGGTACTATGGTCATGTGTGGTGGCGGAATGGCTAAAAGGAAATAATCATGCTGGCATCCCGTGGTATGGGCAATATTAACCCCTCTAAAATGCCGGGCGCTAAAACAAAAGCGCGACGGGATAACACTGATTTTACGCAATACGCCGAGGGCGGAAAAGTTAATGCTGCTGGCAATTACACTAAACCCAGCCTCCGTAAACGTATTGTGTCCCAAGTAAAAGCCGCAGCCACGCAAGGTACTGGCGCGGGCCAGTGGTCAGCTCGTAAAGCTCAGCTTGTTGCCAAGAAGTACAAGGCGGCTGGCGGGGGTTACCGAGATTGAAAGCGCCTCAAAAATCCTTGAAGGACTGGGGCGACCAGAAGTGGAGAACCAAAAGTGGAAAACCGTCTAGTAAAACAGGTGAGCGATATCTTCCAGAAGCTGCGATTAAAAGTCTCAGCCCTGCGGAGTACGCCGCAACAACCAAAGCCAAGCGAGCAGGAAAAGCCGCTGGAAAACAATTTGTAGCTCAACCCAAAACTATTGCAAAGAAAACAGCAGGGTATAGATAATGGCTACTACTTCAGGAACCTCCGCATTTAACCTAGACTTCAATGATATTGTTGAAGAGGCGTATGAGCGGGCGGGTATTGAGGTTCGTACTGGCTATGAGTTTCGTACCGCACGTCGTTCGTTCAACATGCTTACAATTGAATGGGCTAACCGTGGCATTAATTTATGGACTATTGAGCAAGGCCAGATCGTGATGAACACCGGGCAAGGCGTCTATGCTCTGCCAAGCACCACAATTGATTTGCTAGACCAAGTGATCCGTACACAGGCAACTACGCCCAATCAGATCGACATCAACGTCAGTCGCATTTCTGAATCAACTTACTCTACCTTGCCAAACAAATTGGCTCAAGGACGCCCTATTCAGGTATGGATTAACCGCCAATCTAATCAAAACTATCTGTCTAGCTCGACAGTATCGGCAACGGTATTGTCAACAGATACAACTATTACGCTCAACACGACTAATGGTTTACCCGCAACAGGATTTATCACAATTGACACAGAAACAATCTACTACGCTAACGTCAGCGGCAATCAACTACTTAATTGTTATCGTGGTCAGTACAATGGCAGCACTACTACAACTGCCGCTGGTCATTCAATTGGCGCAACCGTAACGGTAAATAACTTAACGTCTATCAATGTGTGGCCTACGCCTAACGCGCCCGGTGATCAATACACATTTGTTTACTGGCGTATGCGCCGCATGCAGGATGCTGGTAATGGTGTCAATATTCAAGATATCCCATTCCGTTTGATCCCTTGTATGGTGGCTGGTTTGGCTTATTACGTTGGATCTAAACGACCCGATGTTTCCCCCGATAGAATTGCTATGCTCAAGTCAATTTATGAAGAGCAGTGGCTGCTTGCATCGCAAGAAGATAGGGATAAAGCTCCTGATCGTTATGTACCACGGCAATCATTCTATAGGTGATGTATGCCAAGTAAGTACGCTTCTGGTAAATACGCAATTGCCCAGTGTGATCGTTGCGATGAACGGTTTATGCTGAAGGACCTTAAAAAAGAGATCATTAAAACACGCTTGTTTAATTTAAAAGTGTGCCCAGAGTGTTGGGATCCTGACCAACCACAATTACAATTGGGTATGTATCCTGTAGATGACCCGCAGGCTGTACGAGAGCCGCGACCTGATGTAAGCTATACACAGTCTGGTACTACTGGATTACAGATTTTATTAACTAACAGCACGACTATTGATGGTTTTGGTTTTCCAAGCCAAGGTAGCAGGGATATTCAATGGGGTTGGAACCCGGTTGGCGGGGCAAGTGGATTTGATACAGCTTTAACACCAAACTACTTGTTATTGGGCGTACAAATTGGTACAGTAACTATACAGATAGGAGCTTAATATGGCTAAAGAAGATATGAAAACGGACATGGCGCAAGACAAGGCAATGATTAAAAAAGCCTTTAAACAGCACGATGCCCAAGAACACAAAGGCGGCAAAGGTACAACCTTGAAGCTTAAAAAAGGCGGCCCTACTAGCATGGACCGTAAGATGATGGGCCGTAATTTGTCTCGCGCAAATAACCAGAAATCTGGGAGCAAATAATGGCTACATTCAGCAAAAAAGTAATGGGTAAAGAAGTAGGTGATGCCTCCGTCTATGCTAAGCCACATACCATGACTGGTGAAGTTGTTGAGGCTTCGTCTAATCCCGGCAGTGGCCCTGATCGCAGTAGCGCGTCTACAGTCAATATGTCTGTAGGAAACATTACGCGCAACCCACAACCTGAAGCAAAAACAACTGGTATCAAAATTCGCGGTACAGGCGCAGCTACTAAGGGTGTGATGGCTCGCGGCCCTATGGCATAAACATGAACTATACTGAGCTTAGCAACGCTATTCAAGCGTATACGGAAAATACTGAAGCGAGTTTTATCGCTGAGATACCCGTGTTTGTTCAGCAGGCTGAGCAACGTATTTACAATACAGTTCAGTTTCCATCGCTTCGTAAAAATATGACGGGTGTAGTTTCTAACACAACACCCTATCTGTCAGCGCCAAACGACTATTTGGCTACGTATTCCTTGGCAGTAATTGATGCTAGCGGTAACTACGAGTACTTGCTAAATAAAGACGTTAACTTTATCCGTCAAGCGTATCCTAGTGCTAGTGATGCTGGTCAGCCTAGATACTATGCTTTGTTTGGCCCAACTGTATCTAGCTCTACAATTTCAAATGAGTTGTCGTTTATCCTTGGCCCTAAACCTGACGCAAACTATACTGTTGAGCTGCATTTCTATTACTACCCACAGTCTATTGTCACGGCAAGCACTACATGGTTAGGTGATAACTTTGACTCTGTGTTGTTGTATGGTTCTTTGGTTGAGGCTTACACCTACATGAAGGGTGAAGCTGACATGATGCAACTGTATAACACAAAATACCAGGAAGCGCTTGGATTGGCTAAACGTCTGGGTGATGGTATGGAACGTCAAGATGCTTATCGTTCTGGTCAGTATAGACAGGCGGTGACTTGATATGACAATTCAACAGACCTCCACTACTAGCTTTAAAGTTGAACTGTTACAGGCGGTACACAACTTTGGCCCAACATCGCCAAACACTTTCAAGATTGCTTTGTACACAGCCGCAGCTAATATTGGTCCCACAACACCTGCATATACAACAGCTAATGAGATAACGGGCACGGGCTATACGGCTGGCGGTAACACGCTAGTGATATCAGTCTCTCCTACCTATGGTAGCAACTCTGGCGGCATAACAACAGCCTTCACGTCGTTTAACAATACAAGCTGGACAAACGCGTCGTTTACATGCCGTGGGGCGTTAATCTATAATGCTACCCAGAGTAATAAATCCGTGGCTGTGCTTGATTTTGGTTCAGATAAAACTGTGTCAAATAACGTATTTCAAATCATCTTTCCCACTGCGGACGCTAGCAACGCGATTGTGCGCATCTCTTAAGGACCCATCATGACTAAAGAATTCTCAAACTTTGGCGACCATGCCCAGATCAGTCTGCAAACTAGTGTTGTAGGTTTAGAGACGATAGGTATTGAGGGTATATATCATGTTATATGCCATGACTCTGAAGGCAACGTTAAATGGGACAATCAGTTTCCTAACCTTGTGAACGCTGTTGGTAAGCAGTTGATGCTTGACACTTTACTGTCTGGTAGCGCATACACCACCGTTGGCCCATACCTTGGTTTGATTTCTGGCGCAAGCCCTACATTTGCTGCAGCGGATACTATGACATCGCACGCAGGCTGGACCGAGTTTACTAACTACACAGTTGGCGGCTCAGCAATTCGTGGTACAGCATCTTTCTCAGCGGCTACCTCTGCCGGTACAACCCCAACCAACGTGACCACAAAAGCAGCGTCTGGTATTACTTACACCATCACGGGTGCGGGCGGTACAGTGGGCGGATGCTTCTTGGTGACAGGTACTGGAGCCGCTTCTACTCAAAGTAGCACTGCTGGTACGTTGTATAGCGCAGGTGCGTTTTCTTCTGCTAAAGTAGTTACTGCTGGCGATACCGTAACCGTCACATATAGCACCACCGCAACATCTTAATAAGGGGCGCTTAAATGGCTCTTGTACTTGCTAATCGGGTCCAAGAGACCACGACGACTTCTGGCACTGGCTCTGTTACTTTAAGTGGGGCGGTTTCTGGATTTCAAACGTTCGCGGTCATTGGTAACGGAAACACTTGCTATTACACCATCACAGATGGCAATGCTTGGGAAGTAGGCATTGGCACGTACTCAACGTCTGGCCCTACCCTTGCTCGTACAACAATCTTGTCAAACTCTAATGGGAATACATCACCCATTACGCTATCTGCTAACGTCAAGAACGTTTTTGTAACATACCCCTCCGAGAAGTCTATCAACTTAGATGCAAGCGGTAACGCGAGTCCTCTTGGCACAATAGCTTCAGGTACATGGCAAGGCACCACTATTGGCCTAGCCTACGGCGGTACAGGGCAAACAACTGCAAATACTGCTTTCAATGCTTTAGCTCCAAGTCAAACTGGTAATTCAGGTAAGTATTTAACTACCGATGGCAGCAACACTTCATGGGCAGTAAACCCGCTAGGTGATGTGATTGGCCCATCTTCCGCCGGAAACAATAATATTGCTTTATTTAACGGCACTACCGGCAAACTAATTAAAGATTCTGCCGCTTCAGATGGCAATATTTGGGATTTAACTATTGGTCGAGGCGGAGGTTCTGTCAGTGGCAATACTGCATTAGGTGTAAGTGCATTAGGTAACAATACTTCATCAGGGCAAAATACAGCTATA